CCCACGGCCACGCGCGCCCCGGACGTGGCCGCGCCGGAGAGCGCGCCGCCCAGAAAGTCCGCGCCCAGCGACATCGCCTTGTCCGCCAGAGCCAGACCAAATGCAGCACTCTCGCTATGTCCCTGCTTTTCATACGCTGCAATAGCCTGCTTAATCTCGTTTTTGTCTCCCGCAACAATCAGGTCCGCCACCGTGTTGATGAGGTCACTGCCGACCTCCTCTGAGCCCTCGACCAATGCGTTGCGGGTCACATACTTGAGTGCGCCGTCGCTCCACTTTGGATCCAGCAGCGCGTCGAGGCTGTATCTCTCGGTCAGGATTTCGGCCGCGCCCGCAATGGTGCCCAGAGTAAAAGCCTCCTGGTCGTCCAGCCCGCGCTCCTTGGCCGCCGTCGTGGCGTCCGCCGCCGCCCCGGAGGACATAATCCCGAGGGCCAGTTTTTTGCCCAGCTCTGCCGTCGCAGCGTCGCCGGAGAAGCCGCCGGAGACCAGCGTTGTGATCAAAAAGTCCGCCATGCTCATCGCGGTGTTGTACGCAAAGCTGCCAGGCTTGCCCCACTTGTCCTCTGCCATCTGGCTGACGGTCCCGGTGATAGCGCCACGGACATTGGCAAAGAGGTTATAACCCGCGTTGGGGTCAATCTTGTCCTCCGCCAGCATCTGGACGGCCTGTCCCACATAACCCACGCCCTTGAGCGGCGCCAGGCCGACAGAAAAGATGCTGGTGCCGACGGGGTCTTTTTGCGCCTGCTCCTGCCAAAAGGCAGAGGTCTGCTGCGCTGCCCGCGCCGTCAGCTGCGGCTTTATATCCCGGATGTAGCGATAGGCCTTGTAGTGGGTGTCGTCTCCCGCCGCGGTGTCCTGGGCATAAAGATAGTTAAAAATCCCAATCTCCGCGTCGGTCAGCTGCGTCAGGTAGTCCTGCGCTGCCGTGCCCAGCGCACCGCCCGCGGCGGCACTCTGAGCCGTCGCGCGTCGCTCTGCCGCCGGATTGCGGTTGATGAGGTCATAGGTAATATCCCCAAATCCGGTGTCGCCATAGAGCCCTGTCCAGGCGTTAAACTCGCCCCTGCCATGCTCCGTGGTGTGATACTGGCTCAGCTCAGCATAATCCGCCTTGTTGGGGATGCTGGCATAATCCACGCCCGGGACAACATTCAGCTGCGTCCGTGCGCGCAGCTGCTCCGCCATGGCGCGCTTGCTGTCCTCTTTTGCGAGCGCGGACTGCGCGCCTGCCGGGTTGCGCTGGTCATTGGGGACAACATCCGGCGAGGTATCCTGCTGCCCTTCGCGCAGCCCCTTGATGGTCTGCTGCAGTTTGGCCTGTGTCCGGGGCCTCTGCTGTATCTGCTCAGTCTTCCGCCTGTCTATGGCGGCCTGCGTCGCTGCGGGGCGCGTGCGCTGCACGCTTTGCCGCTCTCCCTCGTGGAGGGCGTCAATGGTCGCCTGCAATTTAGCCTGTGTCCGGGGGGACTGCTGTACCTGCGTCGCCTGCTTGCGCGCCTGGATATACTGGCGCTGCGCCTGCGTCCGCTGCCCCGCCGCGGCGTTGTGGTCAAAAATCTGCGCGTGATACCGGGCCTTGTCCCAGTCGATGGGGTCGGTGTCCGTGTTGGTCGTCCGGCTCGACGGGTGCGGATGGCCAGTGACCCGGCGCCACGCCTCGTCCCAGTTATACTGTTCAATCGCCATAGGATTGCCCCCTTACAGACTGATGTTAAATCTCTTGCCGTACTTTTTGGCCAGCGCCCGTGCCTGTGCCAGCGTGATTTTGCCCCGCGTCTGCGCCATCTCCAGCAAATTAAGAAAGGTCTCCGCGCTGGTCGTGGTGCTCAGCTCGTTGATAAACTGATTGTACTGGTCGTCATTAAACGCGCCCGCGTCGACGCTGACGCTGCTCCCGCCGCCGTTGGCCAGCCACGCCTCATATTGATCCATATAGAGGTTGAGCTGCGCCGCAGAGGTAATGCCCTGCCCCAGCAGGTACTCAAAGGGGCTGCCGCTGTCGCGCATCGCCTGGAAGAGCGACACGGTCTGCGCGTCCTCCTCCGTCCCCGTGCTGCCGGAGCCGCCGCCATACCCGCCGCTGTAGCTGGCCGCAGCCGCCTGCTGGGCGTAATAGGCAGCCAGCGTGTCGATGTACTCCTGCGGATATCCGCTCGCCGCCACCAGCTCCGCCGAGGGCACGCCGCCCGCCGCCAGAATTGCATCCACGGTCTCCCGGGCCTGACTCTGCGCCTGCGACGTCTGCTCCTGTGCCTGGCTGCGCAGGTTGGCGTCGTAGTTAATCTGGTCCAGTGCCCGGCTGTAGAGCGTGTCCTCCCGGCCCTGCATGGCGTTGAGGCTGTTGAGCCGCATGTTGTACAGGTCCTGCCACTCATTATAAGCCAAAGCCCTATCTGTGTTGTACTGGTTTAGCTCATTGAGATATTTGTTATAGTCGTTTTGCTCCGCCGCCGTCACCGCGCTCAGCGCCTGCTGCTTTTGCGCGTACTCCTGCAGGTATCTGTTGTACGCCTGCTCGTAGAGGCTCGGCAGGGCGTCGCTCAGCTGGCTGGCGTAGTAGTCCCCGGCCTGCTGGCCCGCCGTCACGGCGTAGCTGCTGGGCACGCCGCCGGTGGCCGCCGCCGCCTGCGCCATGGCGTTGGCCGAGGCGCGCTGGCCCTCCCGGCGGTACTGTTTTTTATAGGCGCTCCAGACCGGGTCTGTCGCCTGGTCGTAATCAAAGGGCTGCGGATTGCTGACCTCGCCCAGCAGGCTGTCCATCTGCTCCTGATACCGGCTTCGGTACGCCGGTGCCGTGCCCGTAAAGTCAAATCCGCCGTAGCCGCTCAGACTGCGGACGGCCTCGTCCAGCGCGTCCTCGTAACCGCTGCGGAAGCTGGACGGCGACAGCCCGTTAGAGATATACAGGCTCCCATCCCGCCCGCCGGTGTAGTTGCCGTAGCTGCTGCGCAGCCGGTTGGCCTCCTCGTTGGCCAGGAGCCGGGCCTGCTCCGTGTTGGCACCGGCGTAGTTTTGCTTGAGGCTCAGCATGCTCAGCCCAAACTCCGGATACTGCCGTGCCAGGTCGAGGTCATAGCTGCTAAACTGGTCAATCATGCCCGCCTGCTGGGCCTTTTTTACAAAATCATCGTAGGTGTAATTTGACATGCCGCCCCTCCTATCTCAGGTCGCTGCCCACGTAATACTCCCGGGCAATGCTGTATACCGTGGCCGTCCCCGTGCCCCGCAGCCGCAGCCGCCAGTGGTCCGTCCGCCGCGGAATCACCGGGATGGTGTAGCTGCGCTTGCTGCGCAGCCCCTTAATCTCCATCATCTTGTGCCATGCCGGGCTCTCTCCGTAGCCGATATCCACGGCAAAGCTTGCCCCGGCCTCCAGCTCCACGCGGATTTGCATCCGCGAGACGGCCTTGCGGTTGGGGTCGTCCTCGACAAAATCGCCAAACTCCGCCGACCATGCGACGGTCTCCTCCGGTGTCCAGGCGCTTGTGTCGCTCTCCAGCGTCCGGCCCTCGGCCATCCACAGCGCGCCGTCGCTGTCCAGGCAGTGCAGCCCCTCTGCCGTCCGCGCCCAGCCGATTGCCTGGGTGTCGTCCTCCCGGTGCCACATGCCCCGCTGGGTGTCGTATACCCAGACGCTCCATGTCCCGTCGGCCCGCTGGGCACTCATATAATACTTGAGTCCGTCCGACCCGGCCTCCGCCCGGCGGAGCCGCTCCCCGCCGAAGGGCTCTGCCAGCGACGCGGGCATGGCTCCCGTGTAGGCCACGGGCCCCGCCGGGGACAGATACAGCAGCGTCTCCCCGGCCACGGCCAGACTCCCGCCCGCGTCCTGGGCGACGCCCATCGTCGCCGCGCCCATCAACTCAAAGTTGGAGGGCAAGGAGCCATATACCTTGTAAATATTGCGCTCCTTAAAAAAACAGGGGTATCCCAGATACGACGCCGCGCCGGTAAAGTCCCCCGGGCTCCCGGCGTCCACTGCGTAGCTGTCCGATGCCAGCCCGTCAAAGACGTACCAGTTCCATGGGTCACCAGGCTTGCAGGCGTAGATATGGTCGCCCTTGCAGCCCCAGAGGCGGTTCTCGTTGGCGCAGAGCCAATCCATGTCCGGCACGCGCCGCCGGATGCTGACGGTTCCGCTCTGTGCCTGCGTCCGGAGCAGACAGGTCTGTTGCAGGGTGAGGCTGATTTGCTCGCCCTCGTAGACTGCCTTGGTAATCTTGTAGACGGCCTTGCCCTGCACTGCCTCCGCGCTCTTGTTGGTGAGTTTGATGTAGTATTTGCCCACGGCGGCCGCCGCCCCGGCTGCGTCGCAGGTAATCTCCGTGGTTTGGTCGCATTGCAACTGCGCCTCCACCTGGGAGTACGACGTCCCGACGTATCGCGTCCCGGTCATCTGCGCGGTCTGCTCCTCCGGGTTGACCTCCGTGGTCATCCCCGTGGGCTCCATGGCAAAGGCGTACTCACTAAAATACAGCGCGTGCCCGTCCTTGGATATCTCCCGGATGATGCTGCTCTTGCGGTTGCCGTCCCCGCTCAGCCCGGAGATATCCACGGCGTCCCCCGCCCGGAAGAGCGTCCGGAAGTCAAAGTTGCTGTGATACAGCGTGTTTTCTTCGGCGGGCTCGCCCTGCCAGAATCCGTCCTGCAGCCGCAGGTTTTGCAGCGCTGTCCCGGCCTCCAGCTTGCCGTAGCTCTTGTGCCCCACCTCGCGCCAGGCCGCCCCGTCGTAATAATAGAGGTCGTAAGGGCTGGATATCCCCGTCCGGAGGATGTCGCCGTAGCTGCGCGCCGTGGTGTCAAGCCCCCAGCTCGTCCCGTTGCTGCGGTAGAGCGTGCTGCTCTCGTCGCTGTTTTTGAGCAGGCAGAGCATCCCGGCCACGCCCGCACCCGTCGGGAGACTGTCCTGCGGCTCTAAGGCATTGCCCACCGCCGCGGCGTCTCTGGTGTCGTAGTAGGCCTTGTCCGGCAGGATGACGATGATGGTGCCCAGCGCGCAGAACCGTTTCCGGCTGTCCGTCACGGCCCCGCGGGCCACGCCGTCGTAGTAAAACACCGTCCCGTCCACCCACGCCAGCTTGTCCATGGCAAAGATGCCGTTGGGCTTGGTCAGTGTCCGAAGCGTCCGCCGCGGCAGGCGCGGCGTCAGCAATGGAGCGGACCGGCTGCTCAAATTGGTCATGTCGTAGAGCTGGCCGTCCTGCGCGTCCGGCGTGTGCTGCCAGCCGCCGAACTTGGTCTGCACCGCCTTTTTAATCTTGCTGGCGTACACAGGCTCAGGCAGTCTCATCGTCATCCTCCATCCTTGCCACGGGCGCCAGCGCACTCAGCGCGTCCGCGCTGATGCGCAGCGTGGGCAATACCTCCCGCAGGTCGAGCTTGACCGGCAGGGGGAGCGGCGGCTCCTGCCGCAGCAGCCACTCGCGCTCCGAGCGGTACTGCGCCGCCGACTCGCTGTCCGCAAACCGGACGTCTGCGCCCTCGACCTTGCCGCCCAGCCGCTGGCATATCTCCGCGTCCCTGCCCTCCGCCTCGTGCAGCGCCTTGGCGCAGTATGCCTGCCAGCGCTGGACCTGCCGCGCCGTCTGGTAGGGCAGCGGCACCCCGGCCAGCTTGTTCAGCGCCTGCCCGGCGCGAATTGCATCAAAGTATGTCATTAGAGCACCTCCGTCCCATTTTTGTACAGCTTGCCGCCGGAAAATAGCCATATGGTCCCGCTCTCCTGAATCCTGACATCTCCGTATCCTGAGTGGATTGTCACGCCCTCGCCGCCGCCGGAGATATAGACCAGCCCGTGGACGCTGTTGTCCGCCTGCATGGAGATGCGGCCCACGCTGTCAAGCTTGATACTTGGATAAAACCGGGTCCCGCCGTGCGCAAAATCCGTCGTGTAGAGATACAGCTTGTCGCCATAGTCCCCGTCGTCCTCGACGTACTGATACCCGATGCCGCCGATATCCAAGTCCGCGGAGATATCCCGGACGATAAACTTGCTCTGCTGCGTCCCGTTGGGCCGACCGGCGGCGACAAAATCCACCGCGCTGATCTCGCCCGTGGTGATATTGCCGCCGTTGATGGTCGTCGTGCCGTTGCCTGCCAGATCCGCAAAGGTCACCGCGCCGACCATGACAATCTCATCGCTGACCAGCGTCGTGCTGCCAATCCCCAGGTGCAGGATGCTGCCTACGTCTCCGTCCGTGACGCTCAGCGTAATGCCGACGCTGCTGCCGTCCGCTCCGTTGCTGAGCTTGAGCTGCGCCCCGGTCCCGTCGTCCACGGCGCTCAGCGTGATACCTGCCACGCGCTGCTCCAGCTGAGAGAATGCCCCGCCCGCGCCGACAAAGGTCTCGAAGCTATCCGCCGTCAGCTGCAGCGCCGCGATTTTATCGTCCGTCTGCTGGACGTAGACGTTAAAGCTGCTGCTGTCCACCTTGAGCCCCAGCTGAGACTCCAGACTCTCCACGGTCAGCCGCAGCCCCTCGGCGTCCAGCGCCATCTCCGTCCGCAGCCCGTCGGCGCTCGCCTCTATCTGCGCGTAGACAGGCTCTGTTATCTCCGTCAGCGCCGTCTGGTTAAAGTTGCTGCCGTCCAGGTTGCGCAGCGTATACCGCAGCCCCTCCTGTAATAGATACAGATGGGACATGATTTTGTTGAGCTTGGTGCTGGTGCTGTCCCCGTCCCCGAAGGTCGGGAACTGCGTGTCCAGCGCCAGAAAGTCTGACGGCATACCGCCACCTCCTGTCTCTTATACCTCCGGGCTCTCCCACCCGCTGGCCTTGGCGGCCTCATAGGTAATCCCGCCCTCGGTGTGGTCCGCCTTGGCCACGCCCAGATACGCCGTGCAGACCACGCCGTGGGCCGTCCAGGGCAGACCCACCATGGCGCTCAGCCACGGCAGGCTGCCCACATAACCCCGCCAGATGCACAGCGCCGCAAGCGCCAGCCCGCCGCAGGTGACCACCCACAGCAGCCGCCGGATATCCGAGACCAGTTGCTTGCTGTACTGCGTCCGGCGTTTGCGCCCGGCCATCAGGCCTTGCCCAGCTGCTGGGCGAAACGGTAGAGCACAGTCACCAGCTGCTCGCGGGTTAAAAAGTCCTGCCACATGTAATTGCCGTCTCCGCCGCCCTGCATCAGGCCGGTCTTGATTGCCCAGTTGCGCGCGTCCTGGCTCCAGTCTCCCGCGTCGTTGTCCTGCAAGGTCTTGCGATACGCGGCCATGGCCGCGCCGAACTCCTGATTGGTCATATCGTCGTTGCCTCCCACTTTACTCCGCTTGAAATAGCTCATGTCGCAGTCCGTCCCGATGCCCGGGACGCGCTCCCAGGGGCTGAACTGCCAGGCGTCCCAGTCCATCGTGGGCGGGACGGACGGCCCGCCGCGGCGGCCGGGGTAGGACGAAATCCAAACCACCGCGCCCTCTTTGCGGACGGCCTCGCCGTCCAACATGTGCTGAAACCAACTGTTGGAGCAGTAGAGCGCCGCGGTCTGCATCATCCGCTTGCACTGATCCACAAAAGCCAGCGCCGTCTGCGTCTTGGCCGTCTTGCCAATGAGGTCGCGCCGCCCCTTGCCGTCCGCGCCGCCCGCGGGCTCGTCATCGTAGCAGATGGGAAGCGTCAGCCTGGCCCCTGCCAGCGTCACTGTGTCGTGGCAATACTGTGCCTCGCTGATGGCCTCCGCTTCCGTCACAGCCTGCGTCACAAAATAGACGCCCACCGGGATTTTATAATGCGCGGCCTGCTGTAGATTTTCGATCGCCCGGGCATCCCGGACGATGGTGCCGCTGCCCCAGCCGCGATAGCCCACGCGGATGACCGCTCCGTCCACGTGCGGGGCCACCGCCGCCCAGTTGATAGCGCCGTTGCTCTCCGAGACGTCAATGATTTTGAGCATCGTGCCCGTCCTCCGGCAGGATATGCACCTCCGTGCTGGCCGCGGACGCCTTGTCCACGCCGGCCTCTGCAAGTATGTAGATAATGGCCGAGACCACGCTCATCACGCTGCCCGCCACCTGCTGGATGCTCTCGCCGTCGCCGCCGAAGGCGACGACAAGACCAACGATGACACCGGCAATGGCTGCCCAGAGTTTACGGCTGCTCAGTTTTTGCTTCCAATTCATGTTATAAAACCTCCTTAAAAAGTACTGTGTACACCTTGTGTGCTTAAAAAGTCCCGCTGTTTATGCTTAATCGATACCGCATATTCCAGCGCCGCGTGCATGTCCCCGTTGCAATGGGCATCGGGGATGCGCTGCACGGCCCGGGCCGTCGCCTCGCCTAGCGCCAACGACGCGCCGACGCTCTCGACCAACAGCAGCAGCAGCCGCTCCCGCGCGTCCTCTCGCTCCTCCGCTTCCGCCGCGCGCTTTTCGGCATGTTTTTTGATGCGCCAGACAATCAGGCCCATGATTGCACTCGGTATCCCGAGTGCGGCCACAAAGCCGCCGATGAGCTGCGGGATGGTGATGGTCAAGTCCATCAGGTTGTCGTCTCCTCTCCGGTATAGTTGTAGTTAATCGTCGCGTTGGACGCGCCCATCAAGCAACCACCTCCACATACTGCCCTACCAGCTCACTCAGTGCGTTGTATACCGGGTTGCCTGTATCCCTAGTACACTTGTACGTTACGCTGTCCTGCGTGTAGTACTTACCGCTCTCCAGCACCATATTGCCGTCGTAGGGGATAGGGTCGTATTTGCTGCCGTCGTGCTGCTCATCAATCCGCGCATACAGGCTTTCGGTTCCCGCGCCTGGAAGCCACGTCTCCTGCGAGGTGTGGGCTTGCAGCACACGGTACAGATTGCCGCTGTACGTAATCTTATGCCCCACGGGATAGGCCTGTCCGGCCTCCCACGCCGGGTAAAACTCCCGCATCCGGTATGCCGTCGCATCGTCCACGGCCAGCATGTTAATCTGCTGGCGCACCAGCATTTCCTGCACCTCGCCCATGGAGAGAGGGCGCTTCTTCTCCTCGGCCGCCGCTTCTGCTGCCAGCTTTTCCAGCTTCGAGATTTCCTCGGCGGTCATATCACGATAGATACCGTTCTCACAAATCCTCATGCTCTCACCCCATACAATACAAATCTGCATCCCGGATAAATCAGCATACCAGTTCCTCCGATAGATGTAATTGGTTTAGCCCACAGCGTATCGCCAAACCAAGTAGTGTCAGTGTCGGGTACTCCCCCGTACACAACATAGTCATGGGCAGAGTCATCCGACCACCCTCCATTCCCTGACTTTATTACATGCTCGATTTGCTGCGCGCCGGATACATCGATCTCATAGACCGTTCCAGTGATGATGGATGCTGCCACTTTAGGCCATACGGTCGTATATGCAAGCGGCGCAACCCTCCCTGTTGTTTTTCCGTTTAGCATAGCAAACGAAAAATTGGGAATTGTTGTTGCCCCTGTGTATTTAGGAAATTTAGCACAAAGCCGCGCTTTTACAAGACTAAATGGGTTACCATCAGAATCTTTATTGATTGTCAGTGCAGTTGATTCGTCTGCCCCTTCCGGAATTACAATTTCCGCAATCTTTTCCCACGTCTCGCCTCCCGCGGCATCCACCGCTTCCCACGCGGTAGGCTTGCCGTCGGTGTCTACCGCCGTGATTTTAGCAATCTGGCCTACGGTCGCGGAGGTTATGCCGAGGGTGTGGTCGGCAGCTGACGCTCCCCCCGAGTCGCCCTTGTCGCCTTTGGGGATGCCAAGGTTGAGCAACGGCGAGGTTAGCGTCCCGGTCATGCTGGCAGTCGCCTCGCTTCCCGCGGGCAGCGTCGTCACCGTCCCAATCTGGATATCTGGCGTTATGCCATCATCTCCGGCGCTACCAGGTGCTCCGTCCGCGCCATCATCAATCTCTGCAATTGCCGCTCCGTCCACCATAATAGTGGTTACCTTGCCCGATTTGCTTGCGGTAATCTCCGGCGTGTGACCAGGGGCACCCGGGCTGCCAGCTGCACCTGGCGAGCCGTCCCGCCCATTGGACACCGTAGCCGACGTCGTCCCGCTTGCATCCGTCACTGTGATAACTGCCCCCGTCGCCGTCTGCTCAACTGTAGCTGTTGGGCTGACGCCGTCACTGCCCGGAGGGCCCTGTTCGCCCGGGCTGCCCGCCGGGCCGGTCAGCTCGGCCGTCGAAATCAAGTCCGCCCAGCTAACGCCGTCTGCGCTGTACTGGATGACCCCGTTGTCAACGCGCATATATAATTCGCTAATCCCACCGCCGGACCCCGGGTCTCCCTTGTCTCCCTTAGGAATACCGAGGTTGAGCAGCGGCTCAGCCGCCGTCCCGCTCATGCTGGCCGTCGCCGCGCTCCCAGCCGGGAGCGTCGTCACCGAGCCAATCTGGATATCCGGAGTGATTCCCGCAGCGGAGACACCGGAGTCCACAAACCCGCCTGCGCTGGTCGACCAGACCGACCACGTCCCACCGCTGTTGATATACGGCATCTGCGTTGCCGCCAACGCAGCCGCTGCAGCCGAAGCCGCCGCCTCGTCGCGGTACCCCGCCACCTGCGCCGCGTAAATGTCCCACTGAGATGGCGTAGGCGGCGCCAGCTGCTCCGAGGCGTTGACGCTGGAGCCAAACCGCACCCGCGCCACGCTGGATTTTTTGACCGCGCTGCCCGCCGAAACGCCGCGCACTTGCACCACTGCCAGGCCCTCGCGCATGTAGCTCCTGGAGAGCAGCGCGGAGATAACCCCGTCTGCCTGCACCAGCGGGACAGTCGCCACCGTACCATCAAAGTATGCAATATCAAGGTACCACGTCCACGTCCCAATTACGTTTGCCAGCTTAATCTGGATGGAGCAGACGTTATGCTCCCCGTCATATCCGATGAGCGTCCCGCCGGTGTCCAGCCGCCACAGTCCGGACGGCTCCTCTGTCAGCGTCATGTCATCCCTCCTCAAAAACACACAATAGACGCCAGGTAATCCCCCTCCTTTTCGAGGGGCCACGTCAAGCCATTAGCCGCCGGGATGATGATCTCCGATGTCGTCCCATACGTGCAGCTGCATTTATATTGTTCGGCGGGCATACTGTGTCTTGTAACATACTGCAACTTGCCTTGAGTTGATGAGTAGTACAGCATCCCCCACCACTGGTTATCCCAGTCGTTTGGCGGGACGATGAGGTTAAACGCAAATATTTGCTCAGCGTTGGCGGGTATTACTGAGGACGTATAGTAGATTGCCAGTGCGCCCCCTGCTGTTAAATCAGGCCCGACGTACAGTGTATTTGTTGGCGCGTAATACGTAAGCAAAGGCTTCGTATCCATATACTGCCCCTTGACCGCCGCGGCGCTCCCCGCCACGCCGAAGATGCTCTTGCCGCTGACGATGTTGGCCGCGGCGAGGTTGGCGTCTCCGGCGATGGTCTGCGCCCCGGCGAGATACTGCCCGGCGGCGATTTGCTGGCTGGCCGTCCCCGGGGTATAGGTATGGGCCGTCTTGCTCAGGATGCTGCCGGTCTCCAGCGTCCCCGCCGCGCCGATAAACGTATAAGGACTGAGCACCTGTCCGGCCGCGGCTGTCGCGCCGCTGACGTCTGTTCCGCCCCCGCTTGGGCCGTGAATCGCAATGGCCATGTACTCAGTCCTTTCTGCGCCGGTACCAGGCCGGCAATGTACTCGTGGGCTTAGTCCCGCGGCAAATGACAACCAGCTTTGTCCCATCCACATAAGCGTCGATTTGCGCTGCTTGCCATGCTTGCGCTTGCGTGATGGTCGCATTGTTTTTGAGTCCGAAATCCGTGACCGTCCCCTCGCCCTCCAGTGTCACCCGTTGGTAGTAGTTGCATATGGTGTTTTTGGGGATGGTTGAGGCGTTGGCCGTATCCCATGCCGAATGAGAGAGGCTTACCGCGTAATCCACCGGGATGCCCGCCCGCGTGCTGTCCGTGGGGTGCCGGTGGTCTCCGCGGGCGTAGCTCTCCGCGCTGCCCGCGCTGGCCGTCCCGTCTGCCAGCGGCGTCTCGGTCGAGGCCGGAACCGTGTCGCCCGGATCCCCCTTCGGCCCCTGCGGGCCGGTGGGGCCCTGCGGCCCCGGGTCGCCCTTGGCGCCCTGCAGCGCCCCGTTGTTGACCCACGTGCTGTTGACTCCGTCCCAGATGTAGATATCGTAGGGAGCCGCCGTTCCCACGCCATAGGCGTCTCCGGCGGCGGGCGCAGTCACCGCGGCGGCAAGCGCCGTGGCCGTGGCGTAGTAGCCCTTGACCACAAAGCCCTGTCCCATGTCGCCCTTGGGCCCCTGGGCTCCGGTATCCCCCTTTGGGCCCTGCGCGCCAGTGTCTCCCTTGGGGCCCTGGGCTCCGGTCGCGCCGGTGTCGCCCTTGGGGCCCTGCGGCCCCATGTCTCCAGACGGGCCGCGGATGCTCTCCAGCCACTCCTTCTCTGTCCCGGCGAAGCCGTTGCGCACGGCCACCCCATAGGCGTCCAGGTAATAGGGCGGCAGCGTGTTTTTGCTCATCCGCCCGCCCCCTCTCCGGGAGCCGGACGCCGCGCGTTCGTGTCATATCCGTTGGCCGGGTGATAGGTGTTGGCAAACCAGGCGACAAATTGCCGCCAGAGGGCGTTGTACATGCCCATGCTGTTTTGGTACTTGTCGTACTCCCCGTTGGCAAAGTCCACCTGTGCGCCCAGCCACGCGGTGTAGAGCGCCGCGTGTCCCGCGTCCAGCAGCAGCTGGCTGTCCGGGTCTGACGCAAAATCGTGCTGCACAATCTGGTCGTAGTGCAGCAGCATCACGTCCATCTGGATGTTGGCCTCCAGTTGATTAATCCACGCCGTCTTTTCCTCCGGCGTGTAGCCGTTGGGCTTCATCCGGTCAATGGCGTCGATTGCTTCCGCCAGCGTCATCTATCCCACCTCATCTTTCGCCAAAGGCCGGGGTTGTTCCCCGGCCTTTTTTGTTTTGCCTCAGCTCAGCGCCGTGCCGCCGGTGATACCGCCCACGGCCGCGAAGCGCCAGTCGTTAAAGCCCGCGCCCCAGCGCGCCCGGCCTTTCCAAATGTTGGCGTCGGTATTGCCGTCCATCTCGCTGCGGATGGAGAGCTCGACACGGTCGAACCAGACAGCGCCGTTGTAGTAGGTGTTGTACTGGCTGTCCAGCAGGATCCACGCCTTGTTGGAGGCGACGAACTCGTTGAGGTACGGCCAGATAATCACGTTCCAGCGGCCGACCTGGTAGTTAAACCCATTGTTGGAGGTCGCCGGGTCCTTATCCGCCCCAATCGCCGAAAAGACCGCCTTTTTGAGCGCGTGGTCGTTGGAGATGACAATCGTATCCGGGCTGACGTTGAGCACCTCGCCGTTATCGCCCTTATACTGATGCATGGCGGTCTCCACCATGCCCAGCGCGTCGGCGGAGAACTCGTTGGAGTATTTGTTGCTCTGCGCGCCGCCCCGCACCTTGGCCGGATGGTCGGCGGCGAAGAGCGCCTTGCCGTCCGCCGTGGCCAGGTCAAAGGACTTGCCAGCGAAGGTCATTTTGGTATTGCCGCCCGTGGCCTTGCCAAACATGGCCGCCGCGAAGCGCTCGCGGGTCCGGTAGTATCCGGCCACGAACTGCTCCGGCCGGGAGCGCAGGTTGAGGATGGTGGAGTCCTCTACCATCTCCTGCGAGATGGAGAAGCTGTCCTTCCAGGTCATGTGCTCGATGGTCTTGCTGTAACCCTCCTGCATCTCATCCACGGGATACGCGCCGTTCTCGCCGACGGCCTCAAAACCGTTCATGGCCGTCAGGGTCGTCAGCTTTTCGGCGTATTTGTTGGATTTTTGCATATTAAACAGGCTTTTGATGGCGCTCTCCTGTTCGAAAGATTCTCCGCGCTTTTCCAGCAGCGCGCGAATCGGGGCCTGCGACTTGCCAAACAGGCTGTCGTTGAGGCCGCTGCCCTCGCTAAAAATCATGTCTGTCTCTCCTCCTTATCAGCCGGTCGTGGTCTGGACGACCACGGGATTGAGCCGCACGCGGACGAGACTGCCCGCGGCCGTGCCGTCCATGTCGATAATCTCTGCGACGCCGTTGGTCTTGGTCGCCGTGACCTGCATCCCGTCGGTGTGGATGGTCACCTTGTCGCCGGGGTTGACGCTGGTCAGCGCCGCCTGCGCCGTGGTCTCCCAGACCATGTCCGGCAGGACGCGCATCACCGGGATGATATCTCCGGCGGTCAGCGCGCTGGTGCACTCAATCATGCTGACGTAGGTGGGGATGGTCGTCCCCGTGGCGATTGCCAGCTTGCCGCTGCTCTGCGTCAGCGCCATGCCCCACTTGGGCGTAATCGCGCCAGCGGGAAGGAACTCAAAGGGCGGAACCTTGTTGACATCGGTCCGCTTGAGCTTAAATGCCATTGCTACTCTCTCCTCTCTGTCACTTGCCCTTGTACCGGGCCCAGTGCTTTTGCTTCTCCTCGGCAGTCATGCCGGGGATGAGCGCATCGTACATCTGCGAGACCTCCGCCGGGACGCTGGGGGCGCCCTGGCCCTTGCCCTTGCCGTGGGGGGCGAGGTGCTCCTTGCTTCGGGCGAGCGTCTCCTTTTCCCGTGCGGCGGCAGCCGCACCGTCCATCAACCGCTGGTAGTTGGCCAGCCTGAAGGCGTCTAAAAAGCTGTAGCCCTGCCGGACCTTGGCCGCGAACTCCTTGCCGGTCTCCTGCCGGAGAATGTCCTCCAGCGACCTGACCGTCGGGTCGAGCTTGCCAATCTCGGCCAGCTCTGCGTCAATCTGCGCTTTCTGGGCCGCCTGCTGGGCGGCCTGCTCCTGCGCCTGGCGCTCCTGCTCCTGCTGGCGCAGCCGCTGCATCTCCGGCGTCGCCGCAATGGCGGCCTGCAGATCCTCCGGCGTCAGTTGCCCGGCCTTGAGCCGCCGCTGCAGCTGCTGCGCGTCGTAGGCCTGTTGATAGGCCTCGAAGGCCTCCAGGCTCTCAATGGGCTTATTGCCGTCCATGGGGTTGCGCAGCCCGGCCTTGGCAAAAAACGCGCTCAGGCGCTGGTTGGTCTTACTCCGCTCAGCTTCCAGCGCTGCCTGAACCGCGGCGTCAATGCGCATCTGCTCTGCCGTCGGTGCGTCGTCCGCATGCGGCTTCTCCGGCGGGCTCTGCTCCTCCGCTTCTGCGGGCGGCTGCTCGTCCTCCTGGGCGTCCTCGTCGACCTCGGGGGCGGGGCTCTTGCCCGTCTCATCCGGCTGCTCCTCCGGCGTGGGCTCGTCATCCTCCGGCTCCGGCGGCGTCAGGCCCAGCGCCTCGTAGTACTCGTGCTCTTCCAGCGGCGGCATTACTTACCCCCCTTAGTCCGCAAGTCATTCCCGGTGTGCACCTTGCCGCCGGTCTGCTTGCCCTTGGTCTGGGCCGGAGCGGCGACGCGCTGCGAGCCTGCGTTTTTGATTTTGCCGATATAGCTCTTGTCCATGGTCTCTACCTCCTTATTATTCAACCGCCCGCGGGCGGCGCGGCTGTCATCTGCTGGGCGTCCCGGAGGGCGTCCTGCTGCGCCTGTTGGTCTACGGCCTGCAGCTGCTGCTGTATCGCCGCCTGCTGCATCTGCTGCTGCATGGCGGCCTGCTCCTGCGCCTGGCGCTCCTCCAGGTAGCTCAGCGTCTCCGCCGCGCCCGGGTAGTGCAACAGGTCCATCTTGCGCCAGTACAGGATGAGCGTCTGCGTCTGCGTCGGGTCGCCGAAGGCCCCGGCCTGCAGGTGGGCTGTGGTGTTGTCCCACATCTGCTCCCGGTTGTTGGCCAGCGGCGCGCTGCTGTCGCAAGCAAACAAAAACTGGTCATTCCAGCGCCAGGCACCATCTGGCCCCTGCTCCAAAAAGTCGTAGCGGTTAAACGCGTTGTAGACCGGCTGGCCCTGCGGGTCCGTGCTGCGGATTTGCCGCGGCTCGTCGCAGTAGGCGAGCTTGAACTCAAAAATCAGCCGAAACAAATCCGCATAGGCTGCATCCTTGAGTACCCGCTTGCTCTCCAGTCGCCCGGCACTTTGGGCCGCGGCGTACTGCTTGGCCACGCCAGACGTGGCCGTCGAATCCTTCCGCCCCTGGAAGCTGTCCGTGATACCGAGTATCTGCCGGGCCTCCTCATATACCTGCGCCATGTAGGCCATCTCGTACTGCAGGTTGCCCGCAAAGTCGTAAACCCCGATGTACTGCCGGTCCTCGATGTTGTCCAGGTGGATGTACTCCTGGTCCTCAGATGTCATACTGATTCTCGCGTTGGGCGGCAGCGTGATACGCGTGCCCGCCTTGATGAGCCGGTCGATGATTTTTGTCGAGAGCCGATTGATGGTGTTTTGCTGGTCCTCAATCTTGTCCACATCTGAGTCGCCGAGGAAAGAACCGAACTTGCTGATATTTTTTTGGAGCACAATCGGATACACGTGCGGCACGTAAAACGGTATCCGCGTCGGCTCCGAGCTTGCCGTGCCCATGCCGTCCAGCGTGGTCACGACGCTCTGCGCGCCGGGAATCACCGTCCCGTCGCTACGCAGAATCGGCTGCGTCAGCTCCTGGTAGTCCTCTGTCGAGGTCTCCCACTTTGTCCCCCCGCACTGGGGGCAGGGCGCGTCCTCGTCCGCCGGGCGCTGGGCGCCGCACTCAGCGCAGCGCTCCAGGTGCCGCGCCTGGTAATCGTCCATGGCCTCCAGCTGCTGGTCGTTTACCCAGCTGTAGATGCCGATGCCGCCCTCGTCGTTGCGCCAATAGGCGACGTGCTGCGTCACCATGTCCTCGCTTTCGGCGTCGGGGTCGGCGCTGCGCGCGCCGGGAAGCTCCTCGCCCTCGTCCTCCACGTCCACGTGGTACCGCCGCTTGATGTAGGCCTTGGTCTGCGGGATGTCGACAAAGATGTAGTCCATGTCCTCGATACCGGTCTCCACGCCGTCCTGCGGAATCACCCACTTTGGGTGGATGGGCGTCACGGTCAGCTCGCCTCGTCCGCAGGGGCCCTGCTCCGTCTCATCCCACTCCAGCAAATAGAACGCCCCGCCCTGGATTGGCACCGTCCGCTCCTGGATATCGTTGATGCGCTCCATGGGCAGCCGGTTGAGCTCGTCCCGTATCATATCCTCGATAATCCGGGCCTTGTCTTCATCCTCCCGCCGCCGGGCGGTGACCTTGGGCTGCGGGATGCTGCTGTTGATCTCGCTCTCGATGTTCTCGGCGATGATGTTCCGGACGTGGCGGGCCGTCCGGGCCTGTCCGTCCCTGCCCGTGTCGTTGGCCGTTACCGGCCGCATCATCCGCTGGCCGAGATAGAGCTGCTCCCGCTCGTCCATGCGCTGCAGCTCTGCGCTGTAGGCGCTGCGCGCCCGGGCATACCGCCCTTGCCAGAGCTCCAGCTTGTTGATATCCGTCTTAATCTCGTATCCCTCCCTACTGCTCCGGCAGCGGCTCGCCCCACTTTGCCGTGAGCATCAGCCGCTCGCTGGCGCTGGCGCTGTGCCAGTCCTCCCACATGTCCGCCGTCCACCGGACCTTCGTGCGCTGCTTTTGCGGCAGCGTGGCGGTCTGCTGGCCACGGATGTGCCACGCGATGGCCAGCGCCATAATCGTGTCGTCGTGGGCGCCCTGTTCCGCCTCCGGCCGGGCGGGGTCTTTGTCCGGCCGAATAAAGGTGAGCATCTCGTCCAGCGTATCCAGGTCGTTGATGCACGCCAACTGCGTCCTCATGGCCTGCTGCAGCGCGCCCAGAATCGCCGGACGCGTCGTCCGGGTCGTGGCGAAGCCGTAGCTGTGCCGGATGGAGGCGTCGAAGGTGTCCATGACCTCACGGACGTACTGCCGTCCGTAACCCATCTTTTGCAGCAATTTTGTTGGGTAGGTGCTAAAATTGACCTCCAGCCCCACCAGCGCCGTGTTGTAGTACAGGCCCAGGCAGTACACCTGCCTGGTATAATCGTCCTCGTCGCAGCGCTGACGCAGCGTCGCCACCTGCTCGCCGGTGATGTTGTCCAAAACCTGCGCCACAAAGTAGTCGCTGCCCTCGCCCGCGGTGTCGCCTCCAATGACGTAGGGCCTGCCCGCCTCCGGCTCCCGGTAGATGGTAATCGGGCCCTTGTCATCGTCGCTCCAGCGCGGCGCGGAAATATGGATACCGTCCTCGCTCTCGCTGTAGTCCCAGCATCCGCGCCGCAGCGCGGCGGGCGCGCGCTGAAGCGCAGCAATCCGATCCTGCACAGCCCGCGCCGGGAAGTACGTCCGCCCGGTGACACCCCACTGTCCGAGGGCGTAGACCTGGTAAAAATACTCATCAGTCTCGCGGAAGCTCTCCAGCGTCGCCACCTGCTCCGGTGTCACAAACCGGTTGTCCAGGTAAGTAGAGCGGTGCGTCCTGACGCGCTCGTCCTGCCGGTCGAAAAACCGTTGCTTGAGCCAATGCCGCGACGAGATCGGGTTGAATGTGATGATAATCTGCTTGTAATACGGCGTTTTGTCGCGCAGACGGATATCCAGCTGGTTGAGGTCTGCCTCCGTAATCTCCGACGCCTCCTCAATCCACACGCCGGTGATGCCGTAGATGGACTTAAGCTTCTCCGGGTCGTCGAGCCCGGCGAAGAGAATCTGGCTCCCGTTGGGCAGCGTCAGCGTCATATCCGAGCGGGATTGTTTGAGCGTCTCGCCCGGGAATGCCTGCTCCCACTGTCCCACCAGCTGGTCCCAGCAGCTGTGTCGCAGCGTCCGTCCGACCTTGCGGCACACCAGCCACCGGTGTCCCGGCTCAGTCGCGCAGCGCTCCAGTATCTTGCGCCCGGCAAAGATAGATTTTCCGGAGCCGCCGCCTCCGCAGAGCACGAGGAAGCGATGCTGGTCAAAAAACAGCGGCAGAAACGCCTCGTTGCTCGTGGCCTTGAGCCCTCGCCACCAGCGCAGCGCCTCGATGGAGGCATCCACCAGCCGCTCGTCAGCCGTCATCCGACGCGCCTCCCGTCTCGTCCAGCAGCTCCTGCAGCAGCGCTATCTTGGCTGCGTAAGTCATGGGCCGGTCAGATTCCGCGCCCGTCTCCGGGCGCTCTGACTGCTGCGCGGCCTCGCGCTGGGCCTTGACGGTCAGCGCAAACTCAATGCCCCGCACGTCTTTTCCGGGGCGGCTCAGGAGCTGCTCCATCTGCCAGGCATCGATGCGCCCCCGTGCGCGCGTTGTCGCGTCCTGCATCGCAGGCTCTCTGCAGTAGCTGGCCCACGTGTTGCGGCTGATGTCCAGGTACTCACACAGGCCCGCCACGGAGGGGGGCCGAAGCCACTCGGTGTCCCACACCAGCTCGCCGTTGCCGTCGACCACCTGGCGACTCTCCATGGCCGGGTGCCCATAGCCGTCCAGCTCGCCGGTCTCCACGCGCTCCATCCGGGGCACGCGCCGGGTAATCGAGCCAAAATAGCGGCCGATGGCCTTGGCCAGCTGGCCAGCTGTGTACTTGCGCTGCGCGGCCATGTCGCCGCCTCCCTTCAGCCCGCGGTGTCGTCGCCTGCGCCGCGGGCTATCACCTCCGCGACGCAAAACAGCGCCGACGTATCCGCTCAGGATACATCGGCGCTGGCACAAATGGCGCTGGCTCTCAAGTCCCGTCGTAGTCCACGACGGTTTCGGCGCGGCAGAGCTTGCAAAACAGCGGGTAGCTGCGCAGCCTCGTCTCCGGCAGGAGCCGCACGTTGGTGCGGCGCCCGCAGACGGGACAGACGGCTCTGCCCTCGCGCACACATATGATAACATGTTTGCTGTTGGGATTCAAGCCGTTTTGTTCCCCCCGTCCATAAGTTATGCATGGTATCAAGCCAAAATGTTATATGCAATATTCGTTTTTTGCGGCAAGATAAAATCCAGCCGCTGAACCGCCCCGCCAAAGTCAGACTCCAGGCGCTGAGATATCCGCAGGCCTTCGGCCAGCGGCTGGGCGCCATCCGGAGCGGAGAGGCGGTAATCAGCTGGCACCTGCTCCACGATGTGCTCCGGCCGAATCAGGTTGCGGCTGGGCGTCCACATCCGCTCGCCGGGAACGGGCTTGCCCTTTTCCCGCGGCTCTTTTGTGATATATTTTGCCAGTTTTTGGTATCCGCCAAAGTCCCGGATGGATTCCACGTCCACGCTCCCGTGGGGCCAGCACTGCGCTATCCGCGCGGTGTCGTCTCCGGCCGCGCTCAGCACCATGTGGTGATGGGGCCTGCCGTCTCCGTGGAGCGCCTCGTGGACATATACATATCGGGGGGCTGGTAATTCTTCCGCCGCCAGTTGGCGGCGATACCGCCGCATGAAGGCAGGCACATTAGATTTGGTGTCTCTCCAGTATGCGGGCAATGTGCCCGCATAGGTGAGCGTCACAAATAAGTCATCGGGCGAAAAGTTGGCGTAAAGGACAAGCTCCAACTTAAACCAGCTGGCTCTGTCGTTCTGCATCTGTTTCCAGATGTTGGTATACATCTGACGGGTCCCACGTGTCAGTCCGCGCGGCGGTGCATCAGGCAACAGCTGCAGGCGGCAGCGCGGGCCGCCTGCATCGATGATCAGTCGTGGCATAATCCCTCCCATCCGCCGGGCGCAGTATTGCACCTCTATTATACAGGATTTTCCCATTGACGTGCAAAAAAAAATTTGCGGATTCCGTAGATTGCCTCTTGACAATCTACGGAATCCGTAGTATAATAAAGCCAAAACAGAGGAAAGGAGGAACAAAAAATGAAGTACAATCTGCGGAACATCATGAAGAGCGCCTGGGCCATCCGGCGCGAGGCAAACGTCAGCATGTCCACCGCCCTCAAAGCGGCCTGGGCGCTGGCAAAGGCCACGTCCGAGGCTGAGAAAATCGGCCAGGAATCCGGGTGGAACTACCGTGTATCCGTCCGGGACTGGGCAAAGGGCGGTAAAAACCGCACTTATATTAGCACGCGTATCTATACCAACGCGTGGAATCTTAAGCGCACCATCGAGCTGGGCTATGTGGATAACCTGGCAGGCAATTTTGTGGCGGCATAACAGGAGGATAAAAAAATAAAAAGAACTCAGGAACAAAAAGAAGTCCTGGCGAGCGTCCTGTACGACCAGGGCATCCGCGCGGACGACGACGGCCTGCTCGACGAGCTGCTCGATGACTACGACATGGACCTCAACGGCGCCGAGGAGATCATCCGCATCCTTGCCCAGGGCGAGGCCGACGGCAGCTTCGACGAGGACGAGGACGAGGACTTTGACGAGGAGATGTAACATGGACCGCTATCAGATTATCTACACCAAGTCCCAGCCCTTAATCACGTGGGCATCTACAGAGGCAGCCGCGCGGGAAAAAGCCGCAATGCTTGAGCGCTACGGATACAGCTGCAGCATCTGGCTTGTCCGCGACGGCGGCAGCGTCGAGCTCAATCACAACAAGGAGGCGTAAAAAAATGACACTTGATCATCCTATCTACCGCGCCATGTGGGACCGGCACACCGGCAATGTGGCCATCATGGCGGACGCTTACAATCGCGCCGAGGCCAACCGCATCCAGGACAATTTTGAGGAGCAGTGGGCGCGCGGTGAGAGCTTTGTCGCCGACGGCCCAGAGGCCTGGGCAGGGCAGCTTTTTGGTGCGCCCCTCCTCCGCGACGGCGACACCGAGGAGGAGATTAACGCTGCCGCGGACCAGCTCTATGAGCTGCTGCTTGGCGTCGTCATCCGCGGATGGGTCGACAGTCTCAGCCGCGAGACCGCCGTGGCCATCCTCAACCAGATGGATGTTATCACGGTATCCATCTGCGGGCGCAAACTCACAGAAGGCGACATCGAGCGCCGATGGAATGACATGCACCCCGGCGAAGAAATCATCCATACTGGCGCCAACGCGCTGCAGAATTAAAAAAAGGAGGACACAAATCATGCTTAACATCACCCCGCGCGTCCACGGCGCCCTCGTCGCCGAAATGCGCGAATACACCGACATCGACGCCTATGTCACCGACCTGAGCCAGGCCTACGTCTGGGGCGATGACCCGGACGCGGCCGACCCCGGTATCCCAGCGGACCGCGTCCGCTATCTGTCCGACCTCTGGACGTGGTACCATATGTCCGCCGCCGAGCTGCTGCAGGCCAGCGGTTACTCCGCGCCGCAGCTGGCCGACGCGCTGGGCATCCCGTACAGCACCGTAGCGGGCTGGGTCTCCGGCAAGTACAAGGCCCCGCAGTACGTAATCGCCATGGCAGCGGAGCTGCTGGAGCTTCGGCGGAGGCGGGCATGAGCGGCCGCGTCTACGACCCCGTGAGGACGGTGTGTCAGGTCTACGCGCAGGTCGGCTCTGTGAGGCGGACCGCAAAAGAGCTCAAAATCTCAGAGCATGCCGTCTGCAAGTGCCTCATCACCGGCAACGCGTGGGGCAATGAGATATCAGCAGCCATTGCAGAGCTGCAGCGCAAGGGGCTCTCAAAGGCCGATATCCTCGATGCGTTGATGATTACCGCAAAAACATACTGCCGTTACACTCCATACACGCGCACGCCATACATATCACAAGGCAAAACCGACAACGCAATCCGTATCGCAGACTGCCGCGCACGGCAGCTTGGATAGGCTTCCACCCCGCGTCCGACGGACGCGGGGTGAATTGTTATATCTCCTGCACCTCATCGGGCCGGAGGAGCAGGCGCTTGCCGCCAATCCGGATAGCATAGTTGGGATGTGGGTGGTCCCGGTCGAGGCCCGGCAGGCGCTCCGCCTCGTAGACGCTGCCCACCTCCGGCCGCAGCTCCGGCAGCACCGGCACCCACGCCGTCACGCGCACGCGGCAGCGCTCCAGCTCCGGTTTAATCCGCCGCCGGTCTCCGACGTGGGAGATGCACTTGGCCGCGCAGCGCCGCGAGCAGTATCTCCCGCCGGGCGCCGCGGCCATGAAATCCACGCCGCAGCACGCGCACACGCGTGGGAATCGTCTGGGATTGTAGCTCATCCGTCGCCTCCATATCTTTCCGTCCACGGCGCAAACTTATCGCCGTAGATGGGCTGCAGCCGCCGGTCGACGGCAATCTGTGCATACTCCATATCGGTGATAATCGCCTCCACGATATCGTGATAAGCCGCGCAGAATGCGCGGTGGAATGCCTCTGCCCGGCCGGGGCCCAGATGCAGAACCTCGTTGGCGGCAATCGCCGCGGCGTCCGCTGCAATCTGCGTGTGGGTGCGCAGCTCCCGGTTGAGCCGTGCCTGGGCGAGGGCCTCCTTACGGGCGAGATATGCGTTTTGCTTACTCATCCGTGGCCTCCTGATTCCAACACTTTTCGCAGACCATTGACGGAATATCCTCATAAGGGCAGTCGCCACAGCCCGGGCCGTTGCTAAAAAAATCGCCGGGGCACGTCTGTCTGACTATACTGTGAGCATCGCAATCCGGCAGCACCTTTTTCAGGCGCTGAAGCCACGTTTCGGTTTGGTGCGCATCCGCTTTGTCCTCCTTGCACTCACTATCCTTCGCTTTCCGCTTGCCGCGGCTGCAGTAGCCGCCGGCCGTCGGACGAAACAAGCCTCCCTGCAAATCGCACACTCCGCAATCTCCGTTAACCGGGAGGTAGTACTTGCAGTCACCGCAGTGCACCACGATTTCCACGCGCCCAGCCATGTCAGCCTCCGCCAACTTCCGGAGCCGGTCTACTCCGGCGCGCTCCGGCTCTGCGAGGACGATATACCGCCCTGCCTCCTGCAGATCCTCATAGTAACGCAGCCGCTCATACAACTCCCGAGGGTAGCACGTCCCGGCATCACAGTAGCTTCCGCCCGGCGGGGCGGACGGGCAATCAATCATCTCGCAGCACATGGCATCGCCTGTCAGCCGTTTATTCTGCATAATCTGGTACCTCCCTGTTCTCCACCGCCTGCAGCTCTGCGCCGCAGGCGGCGTAACCCGCCAAATCCACCCAGTTGTCCGCCTTCGGCTGCCCGGATGCAATCCGGGCAATCTTGAGCAGCGCCATCATCGCCGCCACGTCGTGTGGCAGGATAGGATGCCTAAGATAATCCGCCCAGAGCCGGGCAATCCGGCCGAAATTGTCCTCCGGGGTGCCGTAGGCCTCCCGGTCGCCGCAGACGCAGCGCAGGGCCTCGTCCAGAGTCTCCTTACCTGTCATCATCATAACCTCCTTGAGATACCCGCATCGTCCTTGTGCAGTTAATCATGCGTCTCAATTCTTTCTTTCAAGGCGCGGATCACGTCGCGCCCAAAGTCGTCCTCACACAGCAGGATAAAGTCCGCCACTGTAGTGCTGCCATCCATGTCAATTCCGCGACTTTCCACCCACGCCTTGCGCCCGGCCAGACAGCTCCCGGTCAGGCGGTGATGCCAGCTAAAAAGGTCTCGATTAGCGTATGCGTCCGTCAGATTGTGGCATGACAAAAAAGCCGAGATCCGGTCCTCCAGCGACATATCGTCATAGAGCTTTTCATGCAACGCCGTCTGTGCCTCCCGCAGGGTATCCCCGTGGGAAAATGTACCCATCTCCTTGGCGATGTAGCACGGGCGCGTCGTCATATCATCCATCAGGATGCGCCCCTTGGCGTAAGGGCCGAGCACTGCATCGATCAGAGTAGGGACAGCGTCGATGTCATAGACCTTACTTCCGCAGTACGCGCCAAGACTGCGCAAGGAGCCGGAGCCGGAGCCGAAGCCGTCGCCGTCGCCGGAGCCCCATCCGGAGCCGTAGCCGAAGCCGGAGCCGGAGCCGGAGCCGGAGCCGGAGCCGAAGCCGGAGCCGTAGCCGTAGCTGGAGCCGTCGCCGGAGCCGGAGCCGGAGCCGTAGCCGGAGCCGTCGCAGTAGCCGAAGCCGGAGCCGTAGCCGGAGCCGGAGCCGTCGCCAGATTCCTCGCGCGCAAAGCGTTCTGCGTCGGGGCTTATTCGAATCAGATTTTCCATTTTTTTACTCCGCATATACTCCGCTGCGCCGCGTCGGTACACGGGATTATTTCGATTGCGTCCAGCACCACGACCGACTCGCACGCCACCGTAAATTTACATTCGTTTGGTTCTTTTGTTCCATCCAGCGCCAGCTGCGACAGGGATGCCGCGCCGGACCAAGACCAGATACGCCGTGCATCTCGGATCAGTACGGCCTGCCCTTCGCGTTCTGCGACTATGCCCGCAAAGACAGATGCGCGGGAACAGCGCACGATGCAATACTTGCCTATAATCGTATCATTGATGTTCATGGTAATTATCCTTTCTTTTCGTTATAGCCATCCTGCTGACGCATGGGGACGAGCTTACCCATACCGGCGCGCCTCCGTCCCCAGCGTCAGCAGCCCCCACGCCGCCGCCAGCGCCGCGGCAATCACGGCCAGCCCGGCTGGATGCTCCACCAGCGTGTCGGCACTGAGGCAAAGCGCCGCGAATATCAGCAGCGCGGGCAGCTGGTAGATGGGCCGCCGTTTAAATTTAATCCCGTGGCGCACTGGGCCTCGTCCTCCTTGCGTCTTTTTTGGCGGCGTCCATGGCTGGCGTGCCGCAGAGTATCTCATTCTTCCGCAGCCGCTGCGCGGCGGCGGCATCGAGCATGGTGCGGTATGCGTGATATGCCGCGCACTTGCCGTGGCATCCGGGTTCCCGGTCGCCGCAGCCCCAGCAGGGCGTCATCTTTTGACTCGGCGTCATGGGGCTTATACCTCCTGCTCATATCTAATTTTAAGCTGCGCTGGGTATAGGTCCACTTCTGGGCGACGTTGCCCAGTCCATCGGAGGCCACCAGCGCTGCCAACGCACCGCCATCCCGCTGCTCGGAGGCTGGCCCCGGTCTCGTCCTGCAGGATATAGGTAACCAGGCGCTTATATCCCATAGCGCGGGCAGCTCTCCACGCGGCGGCGTAGAGCATGGAGCAAGCGTTGCGGGTCCCGTCCGTGCAGAGGCGATTAACCTCTAACGTCCAACCGTCATCCAGGTGCCGGGAGACCGGCCTGCCGACTATAGCTACGCCGACAATCTTTTCTCCGTCGGAGCACCCGACGGAGAACTTGTGGCCAACCACGGGACCATGGTGGCGATGATGTTGTTGGACAAATGCGTTGGCCTCCTTGAGCGTCATTGGCACTATATTTAACGCCATTCTTTGCCTCCCCCCAGCAGATACGTCAGCGCGTGGGCAATGCGCTCCTCCATCTCTGCGCTGGCGTCCGTCTTGCCACGCTCCAGCAGGCTGATATGAGCGGGGCTGCATCCGGCGAGCGCGGCCAGCCTCTGCTGCGTCACCCCCGCCCGCTTGCGTGCTTCCTTAATCCACGCGTAGGTATCGCCGCGCGGCTGCTCTCTGTACGCCTCATGGCTGCGGTCGATTGCATCCCGGTGCTGGAGGTAATAGCGCTTGTAATAAGCCAACCGCTCCTCACGATGCGCCGCAGCATACCGCCGCAAATACTCCGTCCTATCTTTTTTCACGCGCTCAACTCCTTCCGCGGGACGCGTTTGCCGTCCCGGTATAACTCATACCGCGCCGCGGCCATCTCCCGCAGCGTCTCCGCGCTGTATCCCAGCCGCGGCAGCAGGCTCTGGGCATACACGCGCCCGTCCTTGCGGACGCTCCAGACAGATTCAGCCATCGTCGTCCTCGTCATCGTACAGCCACTCCCGCACCGTCCGCTCGGCCTCCTCCAGCATGTAGCCTACCAGCTCCTCGCCCTCGGCCTGCATCAACACCACCGGCCCGTAAATGTAATTGCCCTCACCAAGCGGCGACATCAGCCATGCCGTCCAGTTGACGGGCGGCAGCGGCTCCTCCAGCAGCGCCTCCTCGTTGCAGATAAGCAACGTCGAGTCGGCCTTGTCAAAATTTGGGAGTATCTCGATTGGCCCGCCCACCAGCTCCTGCAGCGTTTTGAGCTGCATTGTCTCGCCATGGTCACAGGGGATAATTTTTGCCACGCCCTCCGTGGTGATGAGCACAGCGTAGCGCTCAGATTTGTTCTCGTTTCCCATTGTTTTCACTCCATATCTCAGATAAACGGGTCGATAAAGTCTTCTTCCGGTTCCGGCGTTTTCGCCGGGCGGCGCGTCGACTCGCGCTGCGGCGGCGCCGAGTAGGCAAACCGCTGGTGTGCGCCGTCAAAGGCCAGCTGCAGCGTCCCTGTCTCGCCCTCCTTGTTTTTGACTACGTCCAGCGTCCGCGGTCCGCGCTTGTCCTGCTGGTCCGTGAGGTACAGCAGCAGGATAGCATCCGCGTCCTGCTCTATCTGCCCGGATTCGCGCAGATCCGACATGTCCGGCGCCCGGCGCGTCTGCTTGTCCTGCCGGGTCAGCTGGCTCAGTGCTACCACGGTCACGCCGTGCTGCTGGGCCAGGGTATGTAGCCCCATGCTGTGCTGCGCGACGACCTCCGTCCGGTTGGCGGAGCTGCGGGCGCTGCTGCGGATAATCTGCAGGTAGTCGACGAGGATGATATCATACCGCCTGGCCAGCGTCTTGGCGCGGATATCGTCCACGGTCATACCCGCCGCGGGCACCACCTCCAGCTGCTGCTGGATGAGTGGCGTGCTGGCCACGGCCAGCCGGTCGACGTCGTCCTCCGAGAGCAGATTCTTTTTGATTTTCCACAACGGAATTTCGATTTCCGAGGCGACAAATCGGTCAAAAAGTTTGTTCTCGTTGGTCTCAAGCGTAAAAAACCCAACCTTTTTTCCCACGCGGCTCCACAGCGCCGCCATCTGCAGCGCCAGCATCGTTTTGCCCGCGCTGGGGTATCCGCCCAGCACCACCATGTCGCCCTGCTCGATGTAGAGCTGGCGCTCCAGCGCCTCAAAGGGCCACGGCAGGTATGCCGGATGCTCGTCGCCCAGATGCCGCCGGTAAAAGGCCTGCATCAAATCCTCGACGCTGTAGTGCTTCGCGCCGCTGCGGGCGTCGCCGGTGAGTCCGGCGGCCTGCACGGCCAGCGTCTGCGCCTCGTCGTAGGTGTTGGCCGTGCTCAGCTGCAGCCCCAGCTCCTGCAGGGCCGCCAGCCTGGCCTCGTCCCGGCACATGGTGATATAGCCGCTGACGTTGGCCGCCGTGGGGGTGGACTCCATCAGCTGGACGATGGTCTGCGCGTAACCCTGCCCCAGCGCGTGAGTCACCGCCACCGGGTCCACAGCCTGGCCGTCCCGCCACAGCTGCCGGACGGCCGCGAATACAGTCCGATACGTGGGGCTAAAATCCTCCGCCCGGAGCTGGCTCATCACCTCGCCGACGCAGCGCGGCTCGATGAGCATCGAGCCCAGCACGGCGACCTGGGCGCTCAGCCACGGGGTCTCGCCTGGCATGTCTCCACCTCCGTCACCACTGATCCAGCCCCGACGGCGTCACCCGTTGGCTGCGCGTCGGCTGCGTCTCGACGGCCTCCCACCTCCGGTTATGAAGCCAGGTCCGGGGATGGGGGATGTATTCCACGTCCTGCCACTGGCTCGACGTGCACTGCTTTTCCAACGCCTGCAGGATGGTCTCGGTCAGTTCGGGGCCGGGGGCGAGCTTGCGCCACTCGGCCAGCGCTCGCTGCTTGTCCACCTTGCGGGGGTATGTCCGCCAGAAACGGTCAAAGCCATCGTCCGCGGCGGGAGAGGGAGAGTGCGCTTTTTGCGCATTTTTTGTTTGGCCTGCTAACTGATGCGGACTCTCTCTCTTATTACTATTACCTCTAGTATTACTGGAGGTATTATATATATATTCCTTACAGGCGTTTTCCGCCGCGGCCGGAGCCGCGTTTTTCTGGGGGGGTGATGACGCTGGTGTCATGACCCCCATGACACTGGTGTCATGACCCCATGACGCTGGTGTCATGACCCCCATGACACTGGTGTCATGACCCCCCTCTGGCACTACGGCTTCCACGTTCCGCGTCTGTCCGTCACTGGCGGACAGGTAAGAGCCAAATGCATCGTGGAGCCAGATTCTGCGGCGCTCCTCGTTGTCGTTTTCGGTGGGCAGGAGCTCCACGCAAATCAGGTTACGCTCTTCCAGTCCCGCCAGCATCCGGGGGATGCTGCGCAGTGCGACGCCCAGGGTCTCGGCGCACTCGGCGTTGCCGATGGTGCTGTATCCGGCCTCGCAGGCCGTCGCCGCGATGATGCCATAGACCAGTTTGGCGTTGGCGTTAAGCCTCCGGTCCGTCAGCACCCGGCTCGGTATCACAGAGTAATAACTCGTCATCGTCCGTCTCCTTCTGCGCGGCAGGGACCTGCCTGTCGCGCGAGATATCCAGGTATTGCCGCCCGTCCTCGGCAGTGGACAGCCCGTAGCGCTGCAGCAGTTCGTGTCGCCGCAGCTGTTCGCTGCGGCTGAAGCCGCAGGCCGCGCAGGTGCCGGGAAACATCAGCCGGCAGTGGACGGCGTCTCGCCCGATGGTGCATGGGTTAGTCAATTTGTCGCTCATGTTGTCTCCTCTCTGCCGGGCTCTCCGCCGGGGACAGGACCGTACTCCTGCCCCCGGGTATTAAGTTGTCTGCCCGGGGCTGCGTGCATGATTGCCTCCCCGGCGCAGAGCCCGGCCTGTTGTGTTGTGTCACGAGGCCTCCGCGGGGTCGAGGATGGCCCGGGCGATATCCCGGCTGTAGTAATAGCCCGGGCGTCCGGCGCTCTGGATTGCGTTGGCGCGGAGCCAGCGGTTGATGGCCGTGTGGCTCGCCATGTGCAGCAGGGAGCCTACGTCCTTGTAGCTCAGGATAATCCCGTACTGCTGCTGCACCTCTTCCGTCAGCCGCCCCAGATCGGGGTGTGCGGGCCGTTTCGGCGGCCCGCCGTATGTCCGGCACTTGGGCATTTTACTGTCCCTCCTCCTGCTTTTTGCGCTCGCTGGCCTCTATCTGCATCTGGGCCAGCAGGCCCTCGACAAATGCCAGGGCCACCAGCCGCTGCTGGTGCGGCAGCTGCTCCAGCTGCTTGGTCGCCTTTCGCAGCGTTTTGACGTCGGTCATTCGCTCACCTCCCGTTAGTTGAGTCTCCGCTCAACTGCATTGATAGTATAATCAATCAGATTGATTTTGTCAAGCCCTGACTTGATTTTTTTATTGACAAAATCGATTCCGCAAAGTATCCTATTTGCAGGAGGTGATTAACATGCAGGAGCGCATAAAAGCGCTGCGCAAATCGCTCAATCTGACGCAAAAGGAGTTCGGCGCACGCCTGGGGGTTACCGGCAGTGCCGTCAATCGATATGAGACCGGCTTGTCAAGTCCCAGTGACTCCGTTGTCCTCGGTATGGTCCGGGCGTTTGGCGTCTCGGAGTCCTGGCTGCGGACGGGCGAGGGCGAGATGTTCCCGCAGCGCAGCCAGAACGAGGAGCTGGCGCTGTTTCTGGCAGATATTATGGCCGATGAAGAGGAGTCCATCCGCAAGCGCTTTATTCTGGCCCTGAGCCATATGGGGCCCGCCCAGTGGCAGGCCATCAGCGATTTTTGCAAGTTTCTGATGGGATAAAGGGCTGGCGCATTGTGTCATATCGTGCTATAATAGGAGATAGCCCGCCACAGAGGGGGTTGTCCGTATGGCCGATATCATCCACAAAAATGACAAGGGCCCGCCGTTGATTCCGGCGGGCTCCGCGAAGATGCGCGCATCTTACCAGGACACCCTGTTTTTTTATCGCTCCAGCGCGCCCTACACCTCGGACTACCGCGGCCGCCGGAACCCCTACACGGGCAAAATCATCGAAAACTCCCACGACTGGGATTTTTATCTCCAAATCAAGGCCATGCACACGGCCTGCGACGAGGAGTATCAGCGCCTGCACTGGCAAGAAGTCCATCGGCAGAGGCGAATGGTGTGGCAAAACCGCATCATAGCGCTGCTACTGGTGCTTGTCCTGGGCCTCGGCTTTTTGTTGGTTTCCAGTTCCGGCAAGTCCCGGGCTTCCCCGCCCGCGGCGACGGCCAACTCCTCCGATGGGCCCCACTCTGGCAATGGCCCGCGGGCAGAGCCCGCCGTGGAGACAGAGTGCATTGGCAACAAGTCCACCAAAAAATACCACGTCCGGACCTGCTCTTATTTGCCGGACGCCAAAAATCAGGTATCGTTTTCTTCCTTCGCCGCGGCGGAGCGCGCCGGTTACTCCCCCTGCGGACATTGCATCGGATAGATATAATAGGGCCCCGGACGGATTCCCGCCCGGGGCCTTTAAGCATAACGCGTTATTGCTCCAGCTGACGCAGCAATCGCACCGCCAGTAACAGATGGTCCATAGTCGCCTCCTCCGCCAATTTCTGCAGCAGCTCGGTCAGAGTCTCTCTTGTGTAATTCATCGTGTTCTCCCTTTCTGTTTTTATTGTATTTATGCACAAATCGATATGTGACGTATTGTGTACAACCGCTAAAATTTACTTTTAGCCTTGTATATAAGTTAAAGCGTGCTATAATCAACTGCGGGGGCGCTGCTCCACCAGCGGCCCCCGCGCGGCCGGGCACAGACCGGTTGATTACGATTTGAGCATACCACCTGGCCCCGACTATGGCAATACTCACATGTGATAGGTTACTTATCATATGTGATAAGTAACCTATCACAAAGTGCAATTTGCTTATCACACGTGATAGTTTGTTAACTTTTCGTCAAAAGAGGGGGAGTAACTTGTTGCCCATCGATTGTGTAACCTGCGACCGGCTGGGGATCTCTTGCTCCGGCCCCCAGTTCGCCGCGATGAGCCCGGACGAGCTGGTAGAATGGATGCGCCGACGGAAAGCCGCGCTGGGGGTGACGAATGATGATATCGCCACGCGTGCCGGGGTATCTATCGCTACAGTCAACCGTGTGTTTGGCGGACCTGGCAGTAACTACCGCATCGAGACGCTCTCCCCCATCCTGCAGGTTCTGCTGGGCGGCAACTGGCCGGCTGTGATATGCGCCGCAGAATCAAAACAGCAGACGTCTGCATTACGTGACCGCGTCCATCATCTGGAGGGCGAGCTATCCGCTACGCGTGACAACGCCGGGCTGGCGCACAAGGCGGCGCAGGAAAATGCTGACTCCCTCCGCGCCCAGATAGCCCAGCTCCTGGAGCAGATTGACCAGCTGCGGCGGCAGCTGGCGCAGTACCGCCATTTGGCCTATGCGCTGGGCATCGCGTTGTTTTTAGGCATGTTCGTGGTGATTCTGCTGCTGCTCTACGATTTTAGCAACGGCGCCGTCGGATATTTTTTACACTGACTGAGGAGGTAACAATGAGAGGCTTTTGGAGTAAGGTTGGCACGCGGTTGTCCTGGCTTTTTGTGCTCCTGTGGTGGGGGCTGCAGATTGCCGTCGGCCTCATGCCGTTTGTGTTTTTCGGGGTTCCATGGCTGCTGACGGCGGCAATTGGCATCGGGATATTTTTAATCAAGGCATACCTGCATCCGCGGCAAGGGGTTATCTCTGCGGGGATACTCTTTCTATATTTCGTTGCGCTGCTTCGCGTCAAATTGCCGCTCGACGCGCGGGAGATTGTTTTAATTGTTTCATTTGTAGTTTTCCTGCTTTTTTCAGCAATCCCCAACATTTACGCTGGGATATATGCTGAGGTGACAGTATCCCGCGGGCGGGTTTTTACGTCCGCCTACGCGCGGCGCTCGACGCGCGACCGCGACAAAGAGCCGAGGGATTAAACACGTTATCATGCCCCGGGCAATGGGCCGCCGCGCCATCAGCGGCAGCGCCCCGCCTGGGGCACCAGATTTTAGGCAGGAGGCGATTTTATGTCCAAGGGGTACTCCTACATCCGCAAGACATTTACGCACGACGGGACGCGATATGAGGTCTCTGGCAAGACGGAGGCCGAGGCCATCGCCAAGATGGTAAAAAAGCAGGAGGAGCTACGCCGGGGCGAGTCGACGGCGGGCGGCAACATGACGGTCAACGCCTGGTTTGACCAATGGCTGGAGTTATACAAGGCCCCGGCCGGGCTGACGGCCAAGAGCCTGGGCGCCTACCGGGAGAAATATAACGGCTATATCCGCCCGGCAATCGGGCGGCTGAAGCTCAAGGACGTCCGGGACGTCCACCTGCAGCGGATACTCAACGAGCAGGCAGGACGCTCTTACTCCCACGTGACCAAGCTTCGCGGCACCATGCTGCAGATGTTTTCGCGGGCCTATCTCTCCCGGCTGATACCATTTGACCCATCCGCCGGGCTGGTCCTGCCTGCCGTACAAAAAAACACCCGCCGGTCTCTGACCGACGAGGAGCGCGAGATCTTTTTGGCCGTTGAGCCGACGGTGCCCGGCGGCGTCCTCTGGTTTGCCGGGTTATACACCGGCATGCGCCCGGGCGAACTGGCGGCGCTGCAGTGGCGCGATATCGACTTTACCGCAGGCGAGATACATGTCTGCCGGGCGCTGGAATCCGGCGCGTGGCAGACGGTCAAATCTCCAAAGACGGCGGCAGGCGTCCGCACGATACCGCTGCGCCCCGCTCTGGCCGAGCGGCTGCGCCCGCTGCGCGGCCAGCCCATGGCCCCGGTTTTTGTAAACAAGGCCGGGAATCCACATAGCGCGACGACGCTGCGACGTTTATGGGACTCCATCCTCCGGGCTATGGATATCGCCATGGGTGCCGAGGTCTACCGCAACCAGATTGTCTCCTCCGTCGTCGCCGACGACCTGGTCCCATACTGTCTGCGCCACACATTTTGCACTGATTTGCAAAAAGCTGGCGTCCCCATCAACGTTGCAAAAGAGCTGATGGGGCACGCCGACATTGCAACCACCGCGAATATTTATACACATGCGCATCCCGGCACGCTCCACGCCTACGTCAGCATGATGGACGAGCCGCAGAAGAAAGATAATTTTCGCGTGGGAAAACGTGTGGGGAATTAATCTAGTAAATCCAAAAGGCCTTATGCTGCAACGACTTTCGCGTTTCGTGATACTGCTTCCGGTTCTGAGGGTTGGGGGTTCGAGTCCCTTCTGGCGTACCAACAAAAGGCCCTGAAAATCACGCAAAAGCGTCGGTTTTCAGGGCTTTTCTCATCTCTATGATATTCTCTCTTTATTTGCCGAAATAATTCGATGCCATTCTATGCCACGCCACGCCACTCCGTGTGTGGGAAATCGTGTGGGAAATTTTTTAGAGTCTGTCCCATAACTCGGACAGCTGCGGATTGTCCCGCAGCGTCTTGCTCAAAACATCCGGTGCATGGCTATCCAAAATATCATGCAGCGCCGCGGCGTGGGTCTCCTCGTCCCGTCGAATCAACTCTAGCGTCCATGCAATCCGCTCGTGCCCGGCGGCCTCTGCCTGTTTGGCCATCCGGCCATATGTCTGCACGTCGTGCAGTTCTTCCTCAAAATGCTCCAGCAGCGCCTGAATCAAATCCACCTGCATTTTTACACCCCCATAATCGTCTGATACAGCTTGTTGATATCGTCCCGGCGGATACGCAGCTGGATAGCTGACAACAGCGGGACGTCCAGGTCAAAGGTCACGCCCTCGTCGGGGATACGCGGCATGACGGCATCCCGCAGTTTGTCCAGGTCGATGTTGTGGTCGGCGTCAAAAATCCCCAGCGCCTCCACCAGCTGGGACGGCTTGTAGGCCCGCAGCTGCTTCCCGTAGCCCCGGATGAGCAGGCTCAGCGCCGCCCCGGCCAGCAGCCGCTGGCCGCTGGAACCCGGCAGCTTGGGCAGGATTTCGCGGTCGGCGTAGGCCGCCACGCCGGTCTCAATCTGGTCGATGGTTACCATAATATCCTCCTTGATGTGGGGCCGGAGCCGCTATGGCCCCGGCCCCGTGAACTCAGCAGCCGCAGTTGTCGACGGGCAGCGGATTGTAAGTGGTCTGGGCCACGGTAGTGTCGCCGGTGGTCACATCGGCAACCTGCTTGGTATAAAACGTCGCGTTAACATAATTAACGATGGCATTATCCCCGCACTTCCGCGCCGCAGCCTCACGGCAAATGGCCTCGCCCAGCTCCGACTTGGCACATTCCAGGCGTTCCGACACGAGCTGGAATCTGTCCTTCGTCGCCTGATTATTCACCGCCTGCGCCGCCAGCGTGGCGTTGATTTCCTGCAGGCGGCCGTCGATGTAGCGATAGAGCTCCGCCACCTGCCGCTCGCGGTCGGTGAGCCAGGGGTCTCGCAGCAGCTGCTCCAGCTGCTGCACCGTGTAGAGATATTTTGCCATGGCAGCCTCCTTTGTGGAGGCCGCGGGCGGTGGAGCGCCCGCGGCTATGCTGCCCGTGCCCGGTCAGTTTTGCGGTCCATAGACGGCGTAGATATCCTCGCCGATCTGGACGCTGTAGGGGTTTTTGGCGGGTTTCCAGTTGCTGTTTGTCAGTTGCCAGAGCGCCGCCTTGGCGTCGTTGGAGAGGCCGCTCTGCGCGTCCAGCCACGCCGCCATGGCCTCCTGCGTCTTGCCGCCCTCGGCCAGCATTTGCCGCCTCCAGGCGACGTAGACCGGCATCTCGACGCCGCTGTCCAGCGCGGTGTCCAGCTTGGCCCGCTGGTCGTCCGACATCGACGCCGCCACCGCCGCGTAGAGATAGGAGTCGCTGATCCCAGCGTCGACCAGCATCTCCCACTTCTGGATTTGCCGCACACTCTGGTAGCCCTCCTCGGGCACCAGGTCATGGCTGTCCAGCATCTGGTTGTATGCCTCTGTCCGGCTCATCCCGGCCTCGGTCAGGGCCTTGTAGATCTCCGTCTCCGACGCGCTCAGGCCTTCGGCCCCGCCCGCGTAGTAGCCGCGCTGCTCCTCCAGCCCGTTCGGGCCAAAGAGCAGGGACTGCAGCCAGTTGCCAATCTCATTTTCGACGGGATACTGTAGCCGGTCGCCGCGCAACTTGCCGCCGCGCACCATCACCTCCAACCCGTTAAATGTTTTACTCAACTGCCGCCCGCCGGGCAAGACCTGGGCTAATGCGCTAAAGATATCGCGCCCAGTGTCCCAGCTCAGGCCAGCCTCCCGCGCCGTCTCCCAAGCGGTTTTAAGCGTGCTGGCGTCCGGGATCGGCATACTCTGGTCGCCCAGGCCCAGTAGCCCCATGGCGTTGCGCACCATAGGCAGGTCGCTGCCAATCTCCTCCACCAGCCCGCTGGCGGCGCCGCCCCAGTCAAAGCTGTCCTTCCGCGGCTCGACATCCTCATAAAGGTCATCCCCGCCGGAGATTTTACGCCACACCCCGTTGAGCCATCGCTTAATTTCCTCGTTGGCCGTCAGACCACGCCCGGCGCCGAGGAAGCTGACAGCATAGCCGATAAGGTCAAAAGGCGCTGGCGTGCCGCCGTAGACCTCCTCGGCAATGCGGTTGATAATAAATGTGCTGACAAGCAATCCGCCGAGCGTCGAGACAAGCTTTGCAATTGCCGCATATTTACCTTTTTTATCCTTCAGCTCGGCGATATCCCGGAATCCCTGTAAAATTAGGTCCTGCTCATAGTACTCAAAGGTATTTAGTGACTCCAGCTGGAACATATTGACCAGCCGGATACCAGGGTTTTTACTCCGAAATGCCTGCGGGCTGCTGCCCTTCATGCGGGAGCCCATAATCTGCTCCGCCTTCTGGTCTGCGGCCCGCATGGCCTCGGCGTCCGACATGCCGTCGCGCACTGCCTGGATATATGCCGCCCGCGTCGCCACGGTCGACACAAAGGTGTCCATCGCCTCTGCCGGGGTAAACAGCAGGTGCAGCGCCTTCTCCGTCGGGTCGACAATCAGCCGGTTGATACCGGCCTTGCCGGTCAGAAAATCGCTGCGGTCCACAAAGTTGTCGCGGCGCAGCTTGCCGTTGGCGATATCGTACAGTGCCTGCAAGGTGTTGCGGCGGCCGCACTCCTGGATAATTATGGCGGACTGTGCCCCCTGGTTGAGCATGCTGGAGATATTCCCGGCGACCTGCGAGCGCTGGAACGCGTTGGTGATTTTATTGGCCAGATTCAGGGATTCCCGGCCAAAGACCGTCTCAAACCCACGGTCTCCGACGTACTGCTTTGCGGTCAACTGGTTGGCGTAATCCTCCAGCCAGTTGACAAAATCGCTGTACATGCCCGTCTCGCCGAGGCTCTCATACATTTTGCTGATGTAATCCTGCAGCGCCTTGCCGGTGCTGGCCTTGGACAGCGCAGCGCCGTCCGGCAGCGCCCCGGCCTGCTGCAGAAAGGCAGCCCGCTCAGCGGTTGTCGCGCGCCACATATCCTCCGCCTGCGAGATTTGCGCATGGATATCGTCTGCCGCCGCAGCCCGGCGGAAGTAGTTGCTCATGCGCCGCGTGCGGATGGTGTCGTCCATGTGGTAAAAAATATCCGAGAGATAATCCACATAGACCTCAAAGCCCTCAATGGCGTCCAGCTTGGTCTTGTCGCCCTGGCGCGTCAGGAAAAACGGATCCCAGCGCTTGTTCGGGCGAAACTGCTGCGTCAGACCGGCGATATTGCCGGGCAGCCGCGTCACCTGGTCTCCGAGGCCCAGCCCGTCCAGGATCTTTTGCAGCCCCTTCCGCTGCGCCTCCGGCTGCAGGTGCGGCGCGTAGCCCTTGATAAACCCGATGGGCTTGTAGCCATGTGCCGCCAGAAAATCGTTGATAGCGTCGTAATAACTGGCGTAGCGCTCCTGCAGGGCCCTGGTCGCCGCCTCCACGCGCAGATTATCGACCTCCGGATTGGCGAGGATATCCGCCTGCGCCTGCCGCCACTGGGACAGCCGGTCTGCAATCTCCATCAGTTCATCGTTGAGCCCGGTCGCCTGCTTGATATCCGCCTTTGTTTGCCGCCACTGGCGCTCTTGCTCTGCGCTGTCCGTTTGTTTGCCGTTGGACGTTGGCCGCAATTTAGACAGCTGCTCTGCCGCAGCGTAGACATAATTGCGTTCCTCCAGCTGCGCCGCCTGCTCCTCGATGGCCCGGCCCTCCAGCATCAGCTGGGTGGCCGCGCGCTCCGGTTTGTTCAGCGGCCGTTTTTTGCCGTCCTCACCCTCGAACTCGCGCACCATGTCATATTGCTTATTCGTCCAGCGGTAGCGCTCCGCCTCGTTGGCTGCAGTTGGCGTGATGAGGTAGTCAATCATCCGCTGGCCCTGCGCCCGGCCAAACATCCGGATGAGGTTCCGCCGCGGCGTGCGCCAGTGCATGATGGGCGCGGCGCTGATGTGCACGGCGTCGTGGTCCCGCATCAGCTGCTCCACGGCGTAGTCCACGTCCGCAAACATCTCCTGCTTGCGTTCGTCCAGCAGGTCCAGCGCCAGCGATTTTTCCATCTGGTAGTAGTCCGCCAGCTCCGCCACCGTGTTTTTGTCCACGTCTTGCCGCCGCGGGAGGTCGTCCCAGGTCAGCAGGCCGTCGGCCATACTCCGGGCCAGCTGCACCTCCGTCGGGCTGGGGCGCAGCCGCTTTTCGGCCTTCCGCACGTCGCGGGTCACGCGCCGCGCCGCGCGGTCGTTGGCAATCAGCTGGTCCAACTGGGTATAGTTGCCCACGCTGCCCGCAATCTTGACGCCCAGATTTTCCAGCGACTTGCTGCCGCGAAACGCGTCGCGGGTCAGGTTGCGCAGATACTCGTTCTGGATTTGCTCCGCCATGGCGTCCGATACCACCTGCTCCGCGCTCAGGTTATACCGCGGCTGCTCAAAGTCCCGCCACTCGCCCTCCGGCGTCTGGTACCAGCCCGTCCGCATCAGGATTTCCTCGCGGCTGGCGCCCGCGGCCTGCATCTTCTGGGCCTCCCCCTTCCAGCGGGTCCGGCGCTGCTCCAGCTGCGCCTGGTTCTCGTCGCCCTCGCGGCTCATCAGCTCCACCCAGTCCAGATGATACGCCTCGCCCGGGTCCCGGGGCGTGAGACGGCCCTCCTGGCCGTATTTCGCCGCGGTCTGCCGCACCTGCTGTGCCAGCTCCTCCTCGCCCATGGCGCGGCTGTCCAGCCGCACCGGGGCTGCCTGCACCGGCTGCTGGAATCCCTCCATGGTATCCTGCACCGGCTCGCCGTCCGCTTCCACGTCCAGCCGCCACAGGGCGTCGGCCTCCTCGGCCTCCGGGTCGCCCCACTCCGCCGGGGGCGTGAAGGTACGCGCCCGCGGGTTGAATGCCTGCTGCATCTGGTCGACCAGGTCGATAAATGCCGCCTCTATCTGGCCCTTCGCCGCGCTGCCATAGAGCGAATCCATGTCGCGCTCCTGCGGGCGCAGCTGCTCCGCCACCTCGGCCATGCGCTGAATCTGGTCTGCCGGATTTGTGATAGCCGCCGGGAAGAGGTCCGGGCGCTGGCCGCTCAGCTCGGCGTATGCCACGTCCACCGGCAGGCCCTCCGTCGTGATTTTCAGCCGGCCGAAATTCTGCCGCCGGAAGCTGTTCCAGTCGCCGCCGTTGACGTCGGCCCGGTATTCCGCCGCCAGCGATACGCCGGTCCTGCGCAGGTAGTCCCGGATATCCGCCGCGTCGTCCCGCGCCGTGGTATCCACCTGCCGTCCCGCCGCCCAGATGGTCTCGAAGGCGTCGATAACCTGACTCTGCGGCACGCTGCCCTTCTGCAGGATATCCCGGCCCAGGGCTGCCAGCTGGTTCTGCTGCACCTCCCGGGCCGCGCGGGTGTCCGCGTCGATGAGCCCGCGCAGCTCCTTTGCCGCGTGGTTCATCGTCCGGTTCACCAGCCGCCGCCGGGTCTGGCTCAGGTCCAGCCCGTCCGCCGTGTCCCCTGCCAGAGAATAGCGGACGTCCGGATTGTCGGACGGGTTGGTATTTGTCACGTTTTTAATCTGCTCCGGAGAAAACGCGACGTACACCGTATCCGGCGTGCCCGAATCATCCATCTCAATGTCTGTAGACCTGACAATGATGCCGTCATATCCGCCGTCTTCCGCCCAGCGCTTTAAATCCCCGTGACGGGCGTCCGCCTGCCCGATTGCGGTACCCCAACCCTCGTCTTCAATGACCAGCGGGTTTTGGAGATTCAGATAGACCTCCATAATTTCGCCTTTACCGGTATAACCCGTCGCATTTCGCGCATAGTCTCGCGCATCTTCGGGATACGGGCTGAAATAGAAGCCAAGGTCGCCGCCTCTGTCTCCGAAATTCTGTGCAATCCGGGCTTTGTCAAACACGGTAAATTTCGAACCTGTGCCGTGATAGAGAACCAGCAGCCGTCCTTCATTGTCAACTGCCTTGCTGCCGCTGAAGAATTTTTGCTGTGCCTCTGTCAGTTCGCGTCCGTCGCTATCGGTTTCTGGCAAAAGTTCGGGCTTGACAGAGGCTGATTTATTGTCACTCACCGGCAGGACATCCGTACGCACAATCTGGTCATCCAGCAGCGCAATATAGGACTCGCCATCCCCCTCTACTCGATATTGTCCAGCACCTGCTGCACCTTGCCCTCCGGGCATCTGCGCGGATAGCCGTCCACGAGTATCGTCACCCATTTCTCTGCCATAACTCACGCCTCCTTCGTCAGTCTGCTCATATTTCCAGTCGCCGCGGCGGTCGACAAACCACCCCGTCTCCCGCCGGATGGTCTCCATGTCCACGCCCTGCCGGTCCATCTCTTTCGCCCGGCCCAGCGCGCCGTGGTTTGCTGTCTGCGACAGCTGTCCAGCAAAGGAGTAGCGGTTGTCCCCCGGCCCGGCGCGGGTGGGGTTGCTCCGGTCAAGCTCCAGCCCCCGGGCCGGGGCCGTGTCTCCGTCCATCTGCTGCATGGCCGCGGGCGTGTTTCCGCCGACGTAGCGCTCCACCACCTGCAGCAGCTGGTCCACCACGGCGTCGTCCGCATACCGCCCCACGCGGTTGATACCGGCCCAGACGTCCGCCGCAATTTCCTCCAGCAGCGCGTCCTGGTCCCCGTTGTAGGCCTCGCCATAGGCCTCAGCGTACCGGCTCCACATGCGCATCCCGGGCTCGCCCGCGTCCCGGAGCGTGTCCTGCAGCTCCGCCAGCATGGCCGCCCGCTGCTGCGCGTGCTGCCCGCCCCAGACATGGACGCCCTCGTGCTCGCTCAGCTGCTGCGCCGACCAGCGGATGGAGTTGGCCCGGATTGCAATCTGATTGCCCTGCACCACCGAATCCGCCAGCTGCTCAAATCCGTCCTTCTGGAACTCCAGCGGCCCGATGACAAACTGAACCTGATAGCCCTGCCCGCGCCACTGCGTGGCGACGCTCTGCAGCTCCTCGTCCCACGCGTCCTCCGGGTAGAGGATGACGCGCGGTTCGTTGGTGCCGTCGGCCCAGCCCAGCTCGCGGGTCGAGCCGGGCATCAGGCCGCGGTTCTGGGCCTCTCTCAGCCGGTCGTTTGCGAGTCGCGGCTGTCTCCGGTTTCCGTCTCGTCCGTCAAAGGTTCGCCCAGCGGGGGGCTCCCCGCCTGCTTCCAGCGGACGAACTGCTCCGGCGTCATCCGCCGCAGATACCCGTTGCTGTCCTCGAAGGTGTAGTACGTCGGGCTGCTCTTCTGGTTGTCCATTGTTTTCCATCCTTTCTGCCGGAGCCATAGCCTCCGGCTGCGTGTCGTTTTCTGCAAAATACTCGTTCAGCGTCGCGTAGGCCGCGTCGACCATCTGCTGCTGCGCGTCGGTCAGCTCGTCCGCATCCTGCAGGTCCTGCAGGATGTTCCAGGCCTGCTGCACCGCGGGCGGATAGATGGTCAGCTCCTGCGCCGCGTTTTCCGGCGCAGATGCCTGTTCGGGCTGCGCTGGCGTCTGGACATTGCCATCCCTGGTTTCGCCCGCCTGCGGCTGGATTTCCGCCGCAGGCGCGGTCTGCGCGCTGGCGCTGTCCACGGGGGCGGGCTCCG